TAGTATACAACATCCAAAAGTAGAGAAGATGATAATAGATCCGCTATACAATAACAGTATAAAAGATCTGCGTGAGTTCGATCCAGAGTTTACATTTATCAGTGTACCTACACCAATGGGCGATAAAGGTAAAATAGATTGCAGCATAGTTTATGAAGTAATGAATTATCTTAAACAGACTACCACAGGTAATCTTGTTATAAAATCTACTATCGTACCGAAAGATATCAAAAAATTAACATCAGGTTTTCGTAACCATCATATTATTTACAATCCGGAGTTTCTAACAGAAAAGAATGCTAACGAAGACTTTATCAATCCATCTATGCATATCTTTGGTGGTGATGAACCGGCTACAAAAGCATTAGAAAAGTTTTATCATGATTATACGATATGCACTCCATGTCCGACTGTTCATTGTTCACCTGAAGAAGCCAGCTTTATAAAATATGGTATTAATTCTTATCTTGCAAGTAAGGTTGCATGGTTTAATCAATTCTATGATATCGTAGAAAGAGCAGATCAGAATTGGAACACAATTGTAAATGCTATTGGTAATGATGTACGTATAGGTCATAGCCATACACGAGTGCCAGGATATGACGGTAAACGTGGATATGGTGGAGCTTGCTTTCCAAAAGACACTGCAGCATTTTCTCAATATGCAAAGACATTCTCTATATTAGATAAAGTAATAGAGGTAAACAATGAATACCGTGCTGACTATGATAAGGATGCACGTGAAATAGAACAGAAAGTAGAATACGAATGAAGTATTATATCACAGGAATCAATGGTTTTATTGGATTTACTCTTGCAAAGAAACTCATAGATCTTGGCCATACTGTATCTGGTATTGATAGTATGAATCATTATTATGATGTAGCATTAAAGGTTGCTCGTAATCGTATTCTAGGAAAAATGGGTGCCAAAACATATTACGGCAATTTATTAAGCAACGGTGATTTACGTTACACATTGAGTGAAGAAAAACCTGATGTAGTGATTCATCTTGCTGCATACGCCGGTATTCGTAATTCACTTGAAAGACCCAATTTATATATTAGTCATAACATAACTGGAACTCAGAACCTGATTAATGCATGTGAGAAACGTGGAATAGAAAATGTATTGTATGCTTCTACGAGTTCTGTTATGGCTGACAATAAGATATGGCCATGGAATGAACAAGAGCGTCTTGGCGAGATGCTGAGCCCATATGCATATACTAAACAATCGAACGAACATCAATTTAAAATATCTAAAATAAAGAATACAATGGGACTGAGATTCTTTACTGTTTATGGACCATGGGGTAGACCTGATATGGCACTATTTACTTTTGCAAATAAAATAGTTGCAGGAAAACCAATAGACATATATAACTACGGTGATATGAAAAGAGACTTTACTTATGTCGATGATATTGTACAAGGCATCTTTGGACTATTAGATCAAATACCAGAAGGTGACGAAATATTTAATATCGGCTATGGTAAGCAAGTTGGTCTTATGGAGTTTATAACTGAGATTGAAAAGAATCTTGGCCGAGTTGCTGAAAAGAACTTCTTACCAATGCATCCTGCAGATTCGCAAGAAACATGGTCTGATACATCTAAACTGTACAATCTAACTGGATACAATCCAAAAACCAGTGTAGTTGATGGTGTCAAAGAATTTATCGATTGGTATAAATCTTTTTATAAAGTAAATTAAGCATTTACATTTCTCATTTTATGTAGTATAATAATCGTATAATTACGAAGGAAAACGCATGTCAATAATGGACAAACTAAAGCAGAACTCAAAGCTCAAAGCAACAGAAGTGTTGTCAGAGTCTAAGTTCTTTAACGAAAAAGATCAAACACAAACTGATGTACCAATGGTAAACGTAGCATTATCTGGTTCGGTTGATGGTGGTCTATCATCCGGCTTAATTGTATTAGCTGGTCCAAGTAAACATTTTAAAACTTCATTTGCTTTGATGATGGCAAGTTCGTATCTCAAAAAACATAAAGATGCAGTTATGTTATTCTATGATTCAGAGTTTGGTTCACCTCAAGCATACTTTGAACAGTTTGATATTGATACATCACGAGTATTACATACACCTATTACGAATGTAGAAGAGCTCAAGTTCGATCTTATATCTCAACTAGATAATATGGATCGTAAAGATAATGTCATTGTAGTAATCGATTCAATCGGCAACCTTGCATCGAAGAAAGAGATGGAAGATACTATGAACGAGAAATCAGTTGCTGATATGTCTCGTGCAAAAGCATTGAAAGGTTTATTCCGTATGGCTACACCTTATCTTGCTATGAAGAATATTCCATTGCTTGCTGTCAATCATACATATATGGAAATAGGTTTATTTCCAAAAGCTATTGTTGGTGGTGGTACTGGTATCTATTATTCTGCAGACAATATATGGATACTTGGTCGTAGACAGAATAAAACTGGTACAGAAGTTACTGGTTATGATTTTATTATTAACGTCGAGAAGTCTCGCTATGTAAAAGAAAAATCTAAGATCCCTGTGTCTGTATCGTGGGAAGGCGGTATAGAGAAATACAGTGGCTTACTTGAAGTTGCTATGGCAGGTGGATATGTTACTAAACCAAATGCTGGTTGGTATCAACGTGCCGGTGAAGAATCTAAAGTACGTATGGCAGAAACTTTAAAAGAAGAGTTTTGGCAACCTATCTTTAATGACACAGACTTCAAAGAGTTTATTAGAAAGCAATACACTATCGGCCATAAAGATATGGTAGAACTGGATCTCGAATGAAGGAAAACGTAGACTACGAATTAATCCCATGTGTAGCAGAAGACCGTTGGAATGTAAGAATTCTAACAGGTAATTTTGTAGAAACAGTAATACAGTTTGGTACACTTCGACCGAACATAGCAGAGGCAACTCTTAACTGGTCTATGCATATTGTAGAAGCACCGAATGATGATGTATCACGAGATGATCCAGCATTCCAAGAAGTATGCGGTGATATTTTATCTACTATTTTAGCAAATGATAGTTTACAATCAAATAAAAAAGTGATACAATAGTATCATGAACATAAATCTAGAACAAACCATACTTCGTAATCTCTTGGTTGACGAAGACTATATGCGCAAAGTATTACCGTTTGTAAAACCAGAATACTTTGAAGGTGTATATAAGTCGCTCTTCATAGAAGTTGGTAAGTTTGTTGGTAAATACAATAGACTACCAAATCTTGAAGCCTTTAAAATAGAAATTGATGATGGCAACTTTAATGAGGAGCAATACAGACATGCTATTGAAATATTACCAGAAATATTTAGTAAAGATAAAGTCGACCAACAGTGGCTTTATGACACAACTGAAAAATGGTGCCAAGATCGTGCTTTATATAATGCTGTTATGGAATCTATTACCATTATTGATGGCAAGCACAACACTCTCACAAAGAATGCCTTACCTGATATCTTAAACAAAGCACTTGGTGTTACGTTTGATACTGCTGTCGGTCATGACTATATTGAAGACGTGGAACAAAGGTATGAATTCTATCATACAGTTGAAGATAAAATACCATTTGATCTAGATTATTTAAACAAAATTACAAAGGGTGGTCTGCCAAAGAAAACTCTGAATATTGCACTCGCCGGTACAGGTGTAGGTAAATCATTGTTCATGTGTCATGTTGCTGGTAGTCATTTGACTCAAGGTAAGAATGTTCTCTATGTTACAATGGAGATGAGTGAAGAAAAGATTGCTGAACGTATTGATGCTAATCTATTGAATACGCCGATCGATCAGATCGAAAACTTATCTAAGAATATGTTCACTGAGAAGGTACATGCACTAACAAAGAAAACTTGTGGTAAACTTATTGTAAAAGAATATCCGACTGGTGCAGCCAATGTAAATCATTTCAGATCATTACTTAACGAACTAAAACTAAAACGTGACTTTGAAGCCGATGTCATCTTTGTTGATTATCTTAATATTTGTTCATCGTCTCGTATGAAAGCAATGGGCGGAAGTATTAATTCATATACATATATCAAAGCA